GTTGTACCAATGGTAGGAGTAACAGTATTACCTTGGCCAATTATACCATTATCTACAATAGGAGATATTGGATATGAAGTGTATGATGGAGCTGGTGGTGGATTTTCTATTGATGAAGATTGGATAACAAAACAATCACCAAAGATTGATATTTGGAATGATACTGTATTTAAAAATCACAAAGATATCTATGTTATAGATATTGAAGGTGAAGTAGAACAAGTGGTTGTAGCCGCTGGAGTAAGAGGTTAATATAATAGGAGTTAATAATGAAAAAAGAAGAACTTATACGAGTTATAGACAAAATAGTTGAACGAAAAGTTCAACAACAAATCACAAAACTTAAAGAGGAAATATTTATAGATAAGGAAAAGCCTTTAAGTGTTGAGTCTATACAAGAAGAGTTTGTTCGGAAACCAAAAGTTAAAAAGAAGAAAATACACTACACCAAAAACGAATCTTTAAATAAAATTTTAAATGAAACTAAAGGTGGAATACAAGGTGGTCATGAACCATATCCAACAATGGGTGGTGGAACATTTGACACTTCAAGAATGGCTGATATGTTGGGTTATGGTGGTTCAGATGAAAAGAAAAGAGAAGTCGGAGCCGTACAAACTATGCAGAAAGCTGGTGTAAATGTAGACCAAGTTCCAGACCATGTTACAAGTGCTTTAACAAAAGATTATAGTAAACTAATGAAAGCTATAGATAAGAAAAAAGGAAAATAATAAATGGGTGCATTAGAAAATGATTTAAATCCAGATGTTTCGATTGGGTTATCTTTACCACTTGGACATTCAGATTCTGGATTTTTTGAACAGACTCAAACCACATTAAAACAAACGTCTACTAACATTAAAAATTTGTTATTGACGATGAAAGGGGAACGACCTTTTCTACCAGAGTTTGGGTGTGATATCTATAGTGCACTTTTTGAACCAATAGGTGATGAGACTACCGCTAAAATTGAAGATAGTATAAAAGATGCTATAGCACAATGGTTACCACACGTGGTTCTAAATAGAGTTGATGTCAATGTTGATATGCAAGTTCCTAATCAAATTAATGTAGATTTAGAATTTGGTGTTACAATAGAACCAGAAGCTCTTGAAACAATACAACTTGTATTTGTTTCTCAATTTTAGGAGATTTAAATGGCTAGTGCGGCGAAATTACAAAAAAAGGATGTTAAATATTTAGGTAGAGACTTTAGTGCTTTTAGAGAAAATCTAATAGAATTTGCTAAAACATACTTTCCAAATACCTATAATGATTTTAACGAGTCAGACCCAGGTATGATGTTCATTGAAATGGCATCTTACGTTGGTGATGTTTTATCTTACTATGTTGATGATAGATTTAAAGAGTCATTATTATCTTACGCAGAAGAACTTGATAATGTTTTTGAAATAGCTCAATCATTAGGATATAGACCAAAGTTAGCTACACCATCTTCTACAATAGTTGATGTGTTCCAAACTGTACCAGCTACTGGTACTGGTGATGATGTAAAACCAGATATGAGATACGCTGTTAATATTGGTGCTGGAATGCAAATAGCTTCGAGAAATGGAATAACATTTCGTTCAGAAGAAGATGTAAACTTTGCGTATTCAAGTTCACTCGATAAACGTTCAGTTAGTATTTATGAAACATCGGCTAATGTTCCGACAAAATATCTTCTAAAAAAATCTGTTTCCGTTTTAAGTGGTACAATATCAACAGACACATTCACATTTGGTAATGCTAAAAAATATGATAGAGTAGCTTTGTCTAAACCAAATGTAACAGATATAATATCAGTAACAGATAGTGATGGTAACAAATGGTATGAGGTTGATTTTTTAGCAAAAGACATTGTATTTGATGACGTTTCTAACACAAGTTTGTCAGACCCAGAGTTGTCACAATATTCAGATGATACACCATATCTTATTAAACTTATAAAGACACCACGAAGATTTACAAGATATATTAGGTCAGATGATAAAGTAGAATTACGATTTGGTGCTGGTGTTTCAGCTGGTGCCGATGAAGACATAGTACCTAATCCAGATAATGTTGGTTCTTCATTACCTGGTGGAGTTTCTATGTTAGATAAAACATTTGACCCAAGTAATTTCTTAAAGACAAAAGCTTACGGACTAGCTCCAGCAGACACAACATTAACTGTAAAATATGCTCATGGTGGTGGTATTGGTCACAATGTAAGTGAAGGTTCTATAACAGAAATTAAAGAGATAGTAACAAACTTAGACCCACTTGGACTTGATTCTGCTACAGTAACAGCTACTAAAAGTTCAGTTGGTGTTATAAATCCTAATCCAGCTCGTGGTGGTAAATCCAAAGAAACTTTACGTGAAATTAGACAAAACGCTTTAGCACATTTTACAGCTCAAGGTAGGTCAGTAACTAAACAAGATTACATAATGAGAGCGTATTCTATGCCTGCTAAGTATGGTGCTGTAGCTAAAGCTTACATAGTTCAAGACGAACAATTAGAGGGAGCACAATATCAATTTCAAAAAGAACTTGGTAATGGTTCAGGTATTTTTACCATTGATAGGGAGTTATATGGACAAGACGATACACCAGAAAGTGGAGCTCCAAAAGTTCCAACAAGGATACCAAATCCTTTAGCACTAAATATGTATCTACTTGGTTATGACTACAACAAACACTTGGTAAGTCTTAATAGAGCTGTAAAAGAAAACTTGAAAAACTATATTGGTCAATATAGAATGGTTACCGATGCTATAAATTTAAAAGACTCTTGGATTGTAAATATAGGTGTTGATTTTAAAATAATGACCAAACAAGGATACAATAAAGAAGAAGTATTATTAAAATGTATACAAGTAGTTAAAGACTTTTTTGACATTGATAAATGGCAAATTAACCAACCAATTGTTGTTGCTGAGTTGTCATACGCACTATCTTTAGTAGATGGTGTAGCTACATTAATACCATTCTCTATAGATTTAGATGGAGATGGCCCAGGTGACCCAATACAATTACCCGTTATGATAAGAAACAAGTGGAGAACGGCTGATGGTTACTCTGGTAACATTTATGACATGGGTGCGGCTTACAAAGATGGTATATACTATCCATCATTAGACCCATGTATTTTCGAATTAAAATATCCAGATACTGATATCAAAGGTCAAGTAATAGGGAGTATAACATAATGCATTATTTCGAATACGCGACAAAAGATACTACATTATATCAAGGAAGAGCTACTTCAAGTCAGAATACTGGTCTCGATGAAATATTAGAAGTACGTAAAGATATGAATGATACTGGAACACAAATCAATGTGTCCAGATTTCTAATAAAGTTTGATTTAAACTACATATCGTCTTCATATGCTAGTGGATTGATACCAACAAACGCCGAATATTATTTAAATTTATACGACGCTAATTCAGAAGAATTGGGTTCAAGTGATGTACTATACGCTTACCCAGTAAGTCAATCTTGGGAGAATGGACAAGGTAAATTTGAAGACTATCCACAAGATTTAGAAGGAGCTTCTTGGAGATATAGAACTGGTGCAACAACAGCTGACCAATGGGTTACTGGTAGTAACAATAGTGGTGGAACATGGTTCAATGGAGCGTCTACAACACACACGTTAGAAGCTTCGCAGTCATTTACAAACGAACCAAGTGACGTTAGAATGAACGTAACTGGTATTGTAAACAATTGGATTACAAGTGGTTCTTCTTATCCAAACGAAGGATTCATAGTGAAGAGAAGTGGTAGTTTTGACCCAAGTTCTAATACAAGTTTAGCGGAAGCTAACACAACACACCTTGGTCAATTTAAATTTTTCTCAAGAGATACACATACAATATATCAACCAAAATTAGAAGTAGTTTGGGATAGTTCAACATGGAATACGGGGTCACTTACACCATTGACTGGTAGTGATTTACATAACTTAGAAGTATACATGAAAGGACTAAGACCAGAATATCAAGAGGACGAGAAGGTAAGATTTAGAGTAGTTGGTAGGAATAGATTTCCTGCTAAAACTTGGTCTTCAACTACAACAAATGTTGTTACACCAAAGTATTTACCAAGTGGAAGTTCATTTTTTCAGATAAAAGATGCTTACACAGAAGACATTATGATTCCATTTGGAAGTGGTTCTGTAATAAGTTGTGACTCTACTGGAAACTTCTTTGATGTATGGTTAAAGGGTTTTCAACCAGAAAGAAATTATAAAATTAATTTCAAAATAGCTAGTGGTAGTGGTGTTGGTGAAGTAGTACAGATATTAGATAATGACTTTGAATTTAGAGTGGTGAGATAATGCCTTATACAACAAAAGAACTTTTAAGTAACGAATATTTTCAATCACTTGTCAACGCAGACGAGAAAGAATATAACTTGAAACGTGATGCGGCTATGGTTAAAGCTGACATTAGTGGTTCAAATGTTCCTTTTGAAATTGATGGTGTTTTACAATCTTATGAAGATGTCAGAACTGGAAGTGGTCTTGAGCAACCAGACCAATATGTTCAGAAACCACTATTTATTAGAAACCATAATATGGAAAATAATACATTAGATGAGGTTATTGATAGAGACTTTTCATTAGAAGATAAACCTTTTTTAACAATAAAAGATGGTACTTTTATAAGAAAAGATAACGTTGATATTAATAGTGGAAGATATAAATTTTGTTTGTATCAAGACGATATGAAGTTTCCAATTAAGAATATATCTGTGATGAGATTGTTTGGAAAAGACATAGAAGACGTACAAACTATATCTAAAGAGTTGTATGATTCATTAACTCTCGGCCCTAAAATTGATGGTCAACGATTAAGAAATACAAAAGCTTTATTGGGTACACATAGAGACCCAGATTTTATGACGCCACTATTTGAAAAACAAGATGAGAACCTTGTAGATTTAGCAAAAGAAAGAATTAAAGAAGGAAAATCAATCGTAGAAAATTTATATCAAGTTACTGGTCAAGTAGCTAAAACACCTGACCAAGTTGCTATATTAGCTAAAAGTGTCCTTGGTGAACCAATGTTACCTACACCAGGCGATATAGCAAGAGAAGCCGAAATGAAACAAGCCGAAGAACAATACAATAAAGAATTAATAGATGAAGGAGCTCTTGAAAGAGATGAAATAGCTCTAAGACGAAGAGATGTTGTTCAAAACAATAAAAATAAATTTAATGAAATTGATGATAATTTAAGAAGAATAACTGGTAATCAGAAACGACCAGCTCCTGTAAAAAGAGGTAATGCAGGTATTAATAAAAATTCGAAACTAATCGGATTCTAAGGAGTAAGTAATGGCAATATTAGACGAACAACTACCAGGTGGTGGTAATTCTCAACCATTTGATGGTGGTGGGAACACAACACAAACAACACCTACGTATAATCCAGTTGGAGATAATCTAACGGAATATTCCGTTAATGTAGTAGCTGTTACACCAGGAGTTGTACAAGCAAATACTGGTATAACTATCAGATGGCAGTTAACAGATAACTCTGAAGCTGAAGCTGAACAGGTTGCTGAAGAACAAACCGAAGAAGATTACGGAGGAAGTTAAAATGGCAAAATGGACATATGATGAGGGTGGTGAAGGACAAACTGGAGGAGACTCTGGTGGTGGGGGTGGAACACCTGCACCAGTTACAGGAAACCAACCAGCTCCAGTTGAATTAAAAATATTTAGATTAGATTCTGAAGGACAGAATAATGTTCTTGTCTTTTCTGATTTTTTAAATCCACTAACAAATCAGTTTACAATTTCTGCTGATGATGTAGCAGATTTTGGAGATGGAACATATAGAGCTAGAATTGGTGATGTTTTTAGTAATGACTTTACCATAGCTCTAACAGAAATTGTTCCCCCACCAGTACCACAAGGTACTATTAATGCCAAACACTACAAGTTTACACCACAAAGAAATATAGTTGAAACTGTAATAAACGAAGTTGTTGGTATAGACAATGGTAAAGTTGATGTACCAGTTCAGTTCAATATGAATTATTCTATATATAATATAGCTCCACCAGGTCAACCAGGAGCTGGTAGTTTACAAGTATTAGACCAATTACAAGCTCCAGCACCAACACCACCTATGGCCGAAACTCAAGTTGAAACAAATTTAACACCAACAGAATTTAGTTTTCCGGCTTGGTATGGTGTAAGTGGTGGTAGTAGAGTAGTTAGTGAACCAAGAACCATTTCTGGTATAACAGAACCAGTTATGGCAACTGTTAGTGGTGATGATGCTCATTTACAAATTAATGATGAGCAACCAACAAAACAACCAACACGAGTATTTGATGGTGATGTGATTAGATTACACGTTAAGAGACCAAGAATTGGTTTTGATAATTTTGTTATGACCAACGACCCAGATAATAGAGCTACAGTAAGTATTGGTAATTTTACAACAACATTTAGAGCATTTTATGGTACTGAAGATTATTGGAGTCAACAAAACACATCTCCGACACCATCTCCAACACCATCTCCAACACCAACACCAACACCATCTCCAACACCACCAGATGATTTTGATGAAAGAGATTACGGGGGTAGTTAATGATTTGGCAGTATGGAAATTATAGATTTGATTGTAATTTACAGCCACCAACATTACATAAATTTAATGAATGGAAAACTGAATTTTTCAGATTAGAAAATGTTGATAAGTATAATGTTTGGTTGTGTGGTGGGTTTGTAGAAAGTTGGAAAACTTTGGATATTGATATAGTTTTAACAAACGAACCAATATATCCAGAGTTACAAAAGTTAATGTTAGAAGCTATAAAATTAGGTGTAGAAAAAAATATTTTTATTGATATTTGTTGGTGGAATAAAGAACCATCAAAAGTAAATTACACTACTAAAGAACAAGTAGAGATAGAAAAAATTGTAGTTGGAAATAAAATTATGCAAGATGGAAGAATGATAACAGATTGGACTTTTTCTGAAAATATTTATCCTAATCTTTATAAGTTTTCTAAAGTGTATCCAACACAAAAACAAATGAAAAGAATTTATAAAAACAAACCAATTTTATTGGAAGTTTAAATGGCTATAGATAGATTAAAAAAAGAAGATAAACAGATATTAGAACAAGGTGGAAACTACGCCGTAGGTCAACCAGGTTATGATTGGCCACCATATTTATCTGGTGAACATGGTGTTCATGATTATATCGAATGTCATATTTACGATGAACCTGGTGAGAATCTAATCGAAAGTTTTATAACTACAGATTACGAAATGAAAAATAATCAAATCGTAACAAAACCTGGTAATGACTTACGAAGTAGAGGTTATATCAGAGGAAGATATCAAGTTAGATATAATTTTTTAAGAAAAGAATTTGGTACTAATGAAACCGTATTAGTTTATGCAGACAATGGTGAAGTTTATACTGGTCCAAAAAGAATGTATCCTCGAAGAGCTAATAGACCTTGGTATATTGATGATGATAATCTAATTTATGCTGGTATCAAAGGTGAAGATGAATCAAGTAAGAGAAGAGAGTTATTGATAAAAGATAATGCGGCTTGGATACATAAAATATCAGATGATAGAAAAGAAATTAGAATTATACCAAATGATATTGAGAGCGATAAATATAAACGTGAGTTTCATTCTTTAAGTAAAGTTATACAACGTTGGCATTCACCAGGCCCAAGTACCGAAGATGCTAAGATAACTTTTTCTGATGGATTTGGTGGTAACAAAATTAGGATTGATGGTGTTAAAAGATGGAAACGACACACTAAAAAAACAGTAGGTGGTGAGTTTGTTTTACCAAGAGGATTTATAACTCATATAGAAAGAAGAGTTTTAGAACAAGAACGTTTTAGAGAAGCTGGTCAACCTATACCACCTGGTGCTTCCGCTGGTAATATTAGTGGAGTAAGACCAATTCCAAGACATATTTTAAATGAGATGCCTTTACCAAATCAACCATTGATTCCATTTGAATCACAAAGACCAGAAGTTGTGAGTAAAGAAACACCAAAGTATGCACCATCTAAATCAGAACCAACTGGATTTGATTTTGTAGCTAGAATGATAGGAACTGCTAGTGATGATGGTTTTGGTGATATTGTTCAAGAAAGACCAGCACAAATTCAAAATACAGAAACTGTACAACAAGTTAAACAGACTATAGAAGAAGATTTAAATAACCAAGAATTTATGAATTATGGTGAACAAGACGACATGGATTACGGAGGAAGTTAAGATGAATTGGGGTGGTAAAAAGAATACAAGAATATTGTATATGATAAAATTTGAGGATGAAGAAATTCCAGTATTTCCACCTGCTCCTCAACCTTCGCCTTCTCCACCACCACCACCTGCTCCAACACCTACACCAACACCTACACCACCTGCTCCAGCACCTACGCCAACACCAACACCGCCTCCTACACCTACGGCAGACCCATTACCACCAGACCCATCACCAACACTACCAGCCGGCTTGTTCCCTGATGATAGTGATACTTGGGTTCGTGGTACTATTATAGAGCGTAGTGGAACAAGATTAATAAGACTTGATACTTCCTATAGTACAACTGCACAAGATTTTTTTGGTACAGATGCTGAAACTATTGTACAAAATACAGTAACGATTAATCAAGACGATGAAAGATTTACAACAAGTGAATCTACTAAATTAATAGCTCATGGTAATAAAATTACATTTCGTGATTCTTCAGACGAAACTGCTATAGCACCATTTCTACAAGATTTAACAGACCCTGAACTTGAAGTAGCGGAAATACAAGGTATTCAATTTGCTAGAACTGGTCTGATAGATGGAGCATTAAGCAAGTATGGATTAAATGTTGGTGACACAATAAGATTTAACGAACAAGAATATGAGATAATATCTTATGATGGTAACGCCGCCGTAGTAGATGGTAACTTTGATTCGGTTGTTGTAGCTCAATTTGAAATAGATACAATAGTAGAAGAAACAATTGTAGACCCAGTAATAGAAGCTTATACAGATACAAGAGCCGAATTTATTGAAATACTTGGATATCCAAAACCAGATTCTGTATATAATATACAAGATAATGATGTATTAGTAACTATTGATGGTTCACATGCTGGTGATGCTACTTTATTAGACGATAGAGGAAAAGTTGAAGGTGATGTTGTAGCCATAGAACTATTACCAGGAGATAGAGTAGATGTAAAATTTTCACCACCAAGTGAGGGTGAACCACCAAACTGGTTAGGAGCTTACTTTGTAAATATTTTTGATATTAGAGAAGTTGATGATACGGCTGGTTACTTTGAAACTCTTGGTTTAGTACCATTTGAATTTAGTAATGGACAAGTTATAGAACCAGGTGTTTTACTAAATGCGGCTTGGTTACAAAATGCAATGACAGTCGGTACGTTAACACCAGCCGATATTGAAGCTTATAATGAATGGAGGAATAGTGGATTTCAAGTAGCTTCAATACCAAATGTAGTTGTTAGACCATATGTTTTTCAGATTGGTTCTTATGGGCCACCAGATGGTGAACCTGACCACGTTGGTATATTTTCCGATACGACAACTGGTGATGGTATTTTTTATACCGCAGAACAAGTACGTGATATGTATTGGGCAGTACTTGAAGCTGAAAATGATAGAGATTGGTCATTATATTATGAAGGAGATACAACACCTACTCGTGGTAATTTAATTCAATTATTTAATGCAACTATAGAGACTGTAGAAGATAATCTAACAAGGTGGGAAGAAAGAGTAGAAGAATTTAATAACACAGTAACTGCGTTTGAAGAAGAGGTTGTAACTTGGACGGAGATATATGGTTACGATACAATGCCTTTATATGAAGAAACTGAAGATGGTGGTTACGAACAAGTTGTTGATGAATTTGGTCAATTACTATATAGAGAACCACATCCATTGTATGATTGGTTTACTGGAGCTGTATCTTCAGGTCAGATATCACAAAATCAATTAAACGATTATCAAGCTTGGTTGGATAGTGGTAGAACAATCTCACCATTTGCTGTAGCAGAATTTCCACCACCACCATTTCAACAAGAAATACCAGAACCAAAAGCTAATGGTTGTACCGATGATAGAGCTTGGAATTGGTGGCCACTAGCTGTTAGTGAAGACCCAAACGACCCATGTTTATACATACCTAAATATGCTGTAAGTGTTTTATGGCAATGGGGTGATGGAAGTTGGAATGAACAAATATTAGAACCAGGTTTTATGGAGCCTATGGAACATATATTTGAACAACCTGGTATATATACAACAAATATTTTTGTAAAGTATGCAGATGGTGATGTTGATGGTTTTGAAAAACAAATAGCTGTAAGGTCAGAACCACAAGTAGTACGTAACTTGTGGGAATGGGGTGATGGTGAATTTGACGAAGTAGAAGGAGTATCAGAAGTACCAGGTCATATTTATAAAACTTCTGGACTATATCAAGTAGTTGTTACAACGTTGTGGTCTGATGGAATAGACACATATACACAAATAACAACCAAAGAAGTTCAAATATTACCAAATGATGCGGCCGAACTTGTTATTTACGCTCATGGTAAAGAAGAAAACGTTACTGATAAAGAAAATGAGATAACTTTTATTGTCGGAGCTAAAGATAGTGATGGTCAAATTGTTAAACACGAATTTGATTTCGGAGATGGTTCTGATATTATAGAAATGGATGTTGAATTAGAAGATAAAAAATATTTTGATAATGAAACATTTACACATAAACATAATTATAGAGATGCTGGTCACTATGTAGTTAAAGCTAGTGTTAGAGACAATAGTGATAATATTAGTACAGTTTCTAAACTTATTTACGTTGACGATGTAAAATATGTACCAACCTATGAACCTTATGTAGCACAGATAACAGACGCCGAAGTTATAGATGGTGATAGTTCTGTAATTACTGTAGATAGAAGTTGGGGAGAAGAAGCTTTAGCTAAAGGTCATGTTTGGGGAAATCCTGGTACACCAGCACCAAATGAAGAAGAATTTGGAACTTGGTTAGAAGGTCAAGAGTGGGAGTATCCATTTAGAAGAGCAGAATCTAATTGGAGATTAAAAGAAAAAAGAGATTTAAGAACACTTTTGAATTTAGGTGATAATAGATTTTCATTGATAACAAATTTTAGAAGTGACAAACTTAATTGGAATCAGTATCCACATGCGATGGTTTACAAATTATATGAACCATTACCAGATGGTGTGGAGGAAAAAGCCTTTGTTCATGTATCAAGGGAAATGTTACCATCAGTAAAACAAGACGTTAATTTAATTGATTTTGTAGATGATAAAGTAGATGGTATAGTACTAAGAAATGCTAGTTTTAAACAAGATGTTATTGCAGACAAAATAGAATTTGAAGCTACAAATTTTAAATCAAGACAACAAATTATTTCATCTAACTCACAAGTATCTAAAGAACTTGAAAACAAATTTGTTAGTCAAAGTGATACGAGTATTGAGTTAAATCCAGATTTTTCTAACTACGAAAATTTTATAAAATTTAGTTCTGTAAAAAGAAGATATGATAACTTTGAATATAAAGTAAAAAGAATAGAACATTTTACAAGTGTTAGTCAATCTTATCAAAATATTAGTGGTTCACTTGAAGATATAAAAAGTGCAGAAAGAAACATATTTGATATAAAAAATAATTTTGACCCATTTGAAAAATATTTGTACTTTGAATCTTCATCGTATGAAACAAGTTCACTTGGTGAATTTTTTGATACAAGTTGGCCAAAAACAGGTGGAAGTGGAACACTACTTGACCCATATGTTTTAGCTCATACGACATCAAGTCAATACTTATCTTGGAAAGCTGGAAATGAAACAAGTGCTTCAGACTTTGATAATACAAATTTAGATAGATTATTTAATAATTTACCATTACACATAAGAGAAGATAATCAGAATGAAACATTCTTAAAGTTTATTGACATGGTAGGTCATCATTTTGATGAAGTGTGGTTGTACACAAAATCTTTGACCGATATAAACCATAGAACAAATAGGGTTGATGAGGGATTATCAAGAGACTTAGTACATGAAGTAGCTAAAGCTAGTGGTTGGAAAGTTTACGATGGTAAATCTCTAATTAGTTTACCAGAATATGCACTTGGAGTTGAAGTATCTGGTTCTGATAATGTAGCTATCACTAAAACTGCACAAACAGAAAGAGATATTACAAGAGAAATTTGGAATCGTATATTAGTTAATATGCCATTCTTCTTAAAATCAAAAGGTACTGTAAGAGCACTAAGAGGTTTAGTAAATGTTTATGGATTACCATCTACAATTTTAAGAGTAAGGGAATATGGTGGACCAGTTCTTGGAGAACAAAACCCAGTTTATGAAGTAACTCGTAAATTTGTAAGGTCACTAAACTTTTTTGGTAATCAAAATGTAGAGACAACGTGGGTAAACGATGTAAAAACTAGCAGTCACCCTATGACCATAGAATTTAGATTTAAATCAGTACCAAGTGGTAGTAATTACCAAACACTTGTTCAAAAGGGTGCTGATTGGGCAATTAGATTAGAACCATCTGGTTCTGGTACAGACAATTATGGATATGTATCTTTTGCTATAACTGGTAGTTCTTCAAACGCCGCTATATCTTCATCAGCGTTACCAGTATTTGACGGGGAATTTTATTCTGTTATGTTAACTCGTATTTCTGCTAGTGGTGAACCATTACCAGGTGATGGTAATACCAGAAATATTGATTATAATTTATATGTTAAGAAATATGACGCTACAAGAGGTAGAATTTATCTACAATCTTCTGCAAGTTTGAATGTAGATGGTGGTTTGGGTGGTGCTTCACAAGGAATGAACAATAGATTCCAAAGAGACGGAGCTGTATACATTGGTGGTAAATCAACAGAGGAGTTTGGTGGACAATTAACTGGTTCAATGATGGAGTTTAGGTATTGGAATACCGCATTATCCGAATCACGTTTTGATAATCATGTTAGAGCTCCAAAAGCTTATGATGGTAATCATCCATCTGCTTCTTTTGAAAATTTAGTACTAAAATATCCAATGAACCAAACTATAAATCATGGAACTGGTTCTGTTGATGTTATTGATACAAGTGCTGACCAATCATATGTACAATCTGGTAGTGCTAAAAATTACCCAGATAGAATGAGTTATGGACATACTGAAGATGTAAATGAAATGTTAGTACCACAAATAGGTGGACAGAACAGAAGAGCTACAAAGGTCAGAGTAGAAACAAATAAATTAATTTATGGAAGTAAACTATCAGTAGATAGTAGAAATGAAGTTAGTGCTTATGATTTAGCTAGTAATGATTCAAATAAACTTGGTGTTTATTTTGCACCAACCGATGTTATCAACGAAGATATAATATTTTCTGTAGGTAACCTTGACATATCAGATTACATTGGTGACCCACGTGACCAATATAAAACATACTATAGTGGTTTACAACCTATACGTGAAAAGTATTTCAAAAAATATAGTTCACCAAATAATTTTTGGGATTATCTACGAGTATTAAAGTTTTTTGATAAAGCTATATTTGACCAAATGAGAACATTAGTTCCTGCTAGAGCTAACGCACATTTAGGTACTTTAATTGAAGAAAATATTTTAAGACGTAACAAAGTTAAATTTATGGATTATCCAAAATTAGAGAATCCATACTTTGAAAATTCAATGTCAGCTCAACCAATAACTGCTAGTGGTACTTCAGATTACTATCAAGGGTTTACAAGTGAGTCTGTTTTCCCAGCTACTACTGGTACTTCTGATTACTATCAAGGATTTACAAGTGAATCGGTTCATCCAGCGTTTAGTGGTACATCTGATTACTATCAAGGGTTCACAAGTGAGTCAGTACATCCAGGTTTGGGTGGTACTTCAGATTACTATCAAGGGTTTACAAGTGAATCATTAGTTCCATCCTTTGGTGGTGAATACAAAGATACACAAGGACAAATTAGTGAATCTCTATATCCAGCTTTTAGTGGAATTTACAGACTTGAATTATTTGATAATGTTGATATAGGTGGAAGCACCATAACTATGAGTGGTAGTTTTGAAGATTTTTCAAATGTAGCTTTATATGGGCCTAATTCATCAACAACAATAGACTCATATGATACATTCTTAAAACCATCTTTATATAGTTTTACTAAAAATCAAAGAGGTGATTTAGAATATAGTCAATCATATGTAAAAGCTGGTGGATACTATGGTGGACAAGATGGTAAGTCTTTAATGGAAGAAGTAACAGTTCCATTTATCAGTAGTTCAAGACCAAATACATTTCACTTGAAAGAAAACTATTTTTACAATAAGAAAAACAAATTTTATAGAGCTGGTAATATGAATAATAAACAACACCAAAGATTTCATGCTAATTCATCTTCTTTGGATGTTTCAGAAGTATCACCAATTTACGAAAGTACTACAGCTTTACAGAACTTATACTTTAAAGGATGTGTACAAACAGACGATACAACAGTAGATGGTAAAGAGGCGGTTGAAATAACCATCACTTCACCTACTATATTAACTACAAAAAAATCAGGAGATTCAAACTTAACGGTTGAATAATAACACAAAAAACGAAATACATGATATTTATATATGAATCAAAAAGTTATTTTCAAAAAATTGTGATGACGAATATTTATATATAACAAAAAAATTAAAATCACTGGAGACACAAATGGGATTTTTAGACAATTCATCAACAACTGTAGACGCGATTCTAACTAAGAAAGGTCGAGAGTTATTAGCTCGTGGTCGAAATGAATTTAAAATTACTAAATTCGCTTTAGCAGATGACGAAATAGATTATACCTTATGGGATGTAACAAATCCAAATGGTACTAATTTTTATGGTGCGGTAATAGAGAACATGCCACTTCTTGAGGCAATACCTGATGAGAATCAGATGATGAGGTATAAGTTAGTTACTCTACCTAAAAACACAGCTAAGATGCCTATCTTAGAGATGACAACTGCTTCACTAACTTTCCAAAAGGCTGGAATCAAACAAACATTATCACCAAATACAAGAAATGCTTCAGACGCTACTCTTGGATATACTTTTGTTTTACATAATTCAGATGCTTGTAGAATGATGGTATCAGCTGGTGGTGAAGTTTCAGCTCAAGGAGCTACAATACCTACTTTTATTGGTGATGACGATAGAAAAAATTCTATTACTATAGTAGCTAAGTCAGTTGACTTGATAGCTAGAACATTGTCTTCAGATATAACGACACAAGTAACAATAGTTGGAAACGAAACTGGTGCTACAGTTACTGTACCACTTACAGTTAAGGCTGATGTTCCTGTGAACGTAACAAGTAATTAATAGGAGATAAAGAATGGCCAAGATGAAAAAGAAAAAAGGACTATCAACCGCAGAGATTATACAGATAGAAGAAGCTGTAAAGTCTGGTAAAGGAATTGGTGGTTTAGCAGTAGCCTCAAAACTACTCGGTAAGGGAATTGGTAGACCAGCTCCTGTTACTAAACCAAGTATCTATACAATTTTCGACCCAGAAAACGATATTCTTGAAAATATGAAAGAGGCCGTTTCGTCTGTTTTATGGTCAGAGAGTACTTCAAGTTTAACCGCTTACTACACTTCTTCTACACAATCTGCTAGTAGTGGTGATTACTATAGAGACGTTTATAAGAAAGACCCAGCTGATTCAACAGCTCAAGTTCAGTTTGGTATAGCATATGGTCACTATGCTGGTAGTGGTAGTAAAGCTAGTAGTGGTGATAACGCTTCTACTAAAGCTGTATATTCACAATTTAGAAATATTTTATTAACACCAAACGATAAGAAATTTACAATGGCTGGTAATGTTGACGCTGACGATTGTTACTTCATTACAATTAACAGAAGTAGGATTCGTGAAAAGGTTGACCCAGGTAATTGGGAATTACAATTGAGTTCAAGTTTAGGTGCGGCTGTTGGAGCTGGTCACACAGTTGGTCACGTTCCAAAACTAATTGACGATAGTGGTGCTACACTCGACCCATCAGTAAATAAAGGTGGTAGAGTATTCAACATTGTTAGTGGTTCTATCGCTAGTGGACAAGCTGAAATCAATACAGCGGCTGCAAGTCAACCAGGTGGTGGACTTGGATTATTTTATCCAGACTTAGGTATCTTTGTCTTGAGTGCGGCTCAACTTGATGCTTCTGCTTCACTAGCAACAGAAAGAACTGTAACAGGTGCTGAAGATAACGTAAATAAATTCTTTGAGAGTTTAGTTGGTGGAGCTAAGTTTCAAGCTCGTAGAGAAGAAAATATTTCTTCTACACATTACTTTTGTAGAGTAAGAAACAAGAGATACAATTTTAGTGCGAATCCAACATTCTTCACACAATCTGATGGTTCGTTAACTATTCCATCATTTCATAAAGACCCAAAAGTTTACATAACAACAGTTGGTCTTTACAATGATGAAAATGAATTGTTAGCTGTAGCTAAACTAAGTAAACCTTTATTGAAATCTTACGCGAGGGAAGCCATTATTAAAGTCAAATTAGACTTCTAAGTGACGGAGAGGGTCAACCATGATATTTAAAAATCTCGACCCACAAGATGTTTTAATAACACCCTTTAAGACTTATAAGGATTTCACTTTCACTAATACTGATAGTGGAAGTGGTGTTTACGCAGTAGAGGGTCTCTCAGGTAGTACACACAATTTTGATAAAACCACTGCGGTTTCACATTCATTCGGAGTATTTAATTCTGTATCTAAAAGTTTAGGTAAAGACCCATATAGTCTTGGAACTTTTTACAAGATTCCAACCTATTGGGGTATGAGACACCTATATTATAGAGATGGTAATCAACCATATTATAGTTTTGGTAACACAGATACAAATAAAACCTTTCGTAATCTACATCATAGACTAAGTGTTATATCAGTACCACAAAAATTATATGGAGAACAGATAAAACCTGGTAGTGTTAAGCTAACAGACGATAGTACTTCACAAACTTTTACATTATACGATGATGGTTGTGGTAACTTATACGATAATGCACATTCTGCTAGTTTCGCCGCTTTCAAAAGTAGTAGTTTTAATGATTCTAAATTAGATGCAAATGGTAGTGGTAGTGCCGTAGGTAATGTTTTTTACGAACATGGTATCATAACAATAACAGATACTGGTTCTTATAGTCAAGTTGGTATGGGAACTGGTACAGATGGTTGGGAATTAGATTATAAAGCTACTCATACTATATACGAACATGAATATATGTGTAACATTGGTAAAACAGAGTTCAATCAGAGTATGAATATTAGTATAACTTCTGGTAGAAGTGGTAGTATATCAGTAAAAGAGGGTTCACCAGAAGCTCATAGCGTTTTTGCACCTGGTGACAATCCAAATGGTGGAAGTGGTTCTGTTGGAACAAGTTATCAAGCTACAGAATTTGCTATAAATGCAACAACACACTCCGATTTTTCACCATACATAACTACAGTTGGGTTATATAATGATAAAAATGAATTATTAGCAGTAAGTAAGTTAGGTAGACCAATAAAAAGAGATAAAAATGAAGCCTACTCTATACTTGTTAGGTTCGATGTATAGAAAATATCGTAGATTGATATTTATAGTTGTAGAAAAGTCAATAACAGGAGAAAACAGATGTTAAAGAAAATTATATTAGGGATACTACTATCCTCATCTTTGTTCGGTGAAAATGAAATTTGGAAATTTCTAAAATATTCGACTGCTTATGGTAGTTTCAGTTTAAATGCACCACGACATCAAGATGATAGGTTTGCTATTGTTGGTGGATTATCTACAGGTAACTTGGTTGTTGATAGAACTGAGAGAGATTTAAAACCAGATTTTCAAACATCATTTGGATTAAGAAAAATTGGAAGATTTCAATACGAACCAAAACGAGGAATTAAATCTGCTGGTAAAGGTGGAACTTGGTATGATGGTTCAGAGTCAAATTATAATGAAAGTGCTACATTTGGACCTGTAAAAGGTTGGGAATATTTAATTAAATGGACAGAAGGTAGACAATGGGGTAATGAATATCTTAATCAAGAATATTGGGTAAGATATATTGGTGAATGGACAATGGCCAAAGTTGGTATGACACAATTAGGACTTGAAGATATCAATTATGTTCATGGTGACATAAGAGTTCATTTAACACCAGATGTTTTAAATAACAAATTACATTTTTCACTTGGATTTAAACACAGACAACATCCTGTATATGGATTTGATGCTATGGTTCTTGATACCACTTGGTATAAAGGACAATGGTGGAACTTTGCTGAAGATGCTTTTGGTATTGATGACAATATGTGGTTTGATTCAACTATGATTGACCCTGATTCTCCAACAGGTTGGGATAGTAGAACACTTTATGAAGTAGACCCTGTAACAGGTGAACTTAGAGAGATAGAAGGTTCTGGTCCATTTTGGAATGAAGGTGGAGAGTACTGGGGTCACGATTGGTTGTGGAGAGGAGTTGATGGTAAAATATTTGCATATACAGATAGAGAATATTTTATTTACCACTTCCCAAGAATGTTAGAAAAGTATATAGGTGGTGTTAAAAAAGATTTAGGATATCAAAGTGAAACATCATTGGTATTGGGTATTGATTGGTATCACTATGATGAGAGTTGGTGGTTACACGCTTGGGGTAATTGGTTACCTTATCATTATGGACATACAGATTATGCTTATCACAACGCGGCTCATTATGCAACTCATTTAGAAGAAGGTGGTGAACCAAGTGAATTTATGTTTATGAAACCAATGTGGCATTCTTGGAATGATTATGACTTTGGTGCTATTTTTGGTGTAAAATTAAAAGATAATTTAGGAGTTTTCACAGAAGGAAGATACCTTTATTATTGGGAAAGACCAGCTTACGATATTAAGTTTGGTATGAACTATCAGTTCGTGGGGTGGTAAAATAAGTGCCGAACAAAGCAGCCAAACAACGAAAACAAAAGAAAGCGGCACTTAATAAAAAATTGAGTATAGAAGGTCGAACTTCTAAACAATATAAGAAATGGTTAAAAAAGAAAAAAGAAACTGGGAATGTGAATCCAGTATTCGGTAGGAGAAGATAATGGTAAAAAGATTATTATTATTTTTCTTGTTGTTTTTTCTTTCTTGTGAGGACAAAGTAGTAGAAGAGCAACAAGTAGAAGAAAATATTCAAATGTTTGTTAATGGTTCAGAGATTATAGCTCGTGAATATTATGAAAGTATTACAACATATGGAGCATCAGAAGTACAAGATGATGGTTCTATAAAAAAGATATTTGTACTACACTTTCAAAGAGAAGATGGAAGAGTTACACCTGAAAAAGAACATTATGCTTTGATTATGTATGA